CCTTCTCTACCGACATTTATGTTTGAAATATAGATAGCAAAAAAAGAAGGCGTGTTGTTACACACGCCACCTAGTCAACCTTTGAAACGCTTTAGTAGATATCACGTTTAACCGCTCGTGCTGCATGATAAGTCCAATCTCAAGTAGAGTAAACACTCCGGTTAGGATTGCGTCGGGACTAACTTTACGCTTGCTCTTTTCAAGCCCGTCAAGTCTCTCGACTAGTCCTAACAGTTTAGTGTAGTCACTTGTTGTTGGATCCATTGTGCGCATTTCAGCGATTAAGTCCTCCTTCTCCAATTCGATTTCTGATTTGTTGATTAGTTTGGTGAGTTTCATCGTTCCTTCTTCTCCTTTCAGTTTTCTCTCACTATACCCCGTGTTATAAGTGCGAGAGTCCTTCTACGGATCGGACAGCCAATGTGACTGTCTTCTTATCTGCCAGGTCATCGACGGTGTCTAATTCTAACCTATAAATATCCGTCGATAAATTTGAAGTATCAACCAGCAAGTTACCGTCCGTAGCACTACCTGAAAGTCTTGAGATGGCGCTATAGCCACCGTTGGCCGCGATGCTGATTATTACGGCGTTAAATATAATCTGGGCTATAACGTTGAGGCTAAGGCCCGTGGTAAATGCATTAGCCATGATCAGCACTACGAATGCCAAAATATAACTCCAGATTTGAGTAGGGATGTTCTTCGTGAATGGTAAGTCCTTTGTAAACTGGGTTAGAACTAACACCATTGCAAGAGCTCCACCATAGGTAGCAAGTGTTGACCAATTAATAAACTCTGTCATTTTGACTCCTCCTTTTTAATTTGTGACGGAATTGGATTCATGATCTTTAACGAATCGACCCTCTTCATTAGGCGTTCGGCAGTTCCGTTGCCGCCCAATTTCTTATACGGAACATACAGGTAATCGTGAAGATTTTCGAGTTCGTCGTGTGTTATCCATCCACGTTCAAGGTATTTAATGCACAGATGAATGATCCTGTCGTGACCGATACCAAGAAGCATTTTTGTTGATGCACTTTTTTTGTCCGTGTGTTTTGACAAGTATGACCAAAACCCACCAGAGGCAACGACCGAACACACGATCGTTATGAGTGGCATTATTGCTGCGTTAAAGTCCATGAAAATTCTCCTTTTAATCGTTTTGTAATGTCATTGTTGGATTAACAATCGTCGCAATCAGCGTGACCAGGACCGCCCTCTGCATGTCCTGGCGATGTTGCGTTACTGGTTCCGGGCTTTACTGACCCTGTGTAGCGGCTATCGCTTAATGCTTCGTTCTTTGGTTCCGGAGTTGGTCCTCCTGTTGCTGGTCCGTAAGGATTAGTTGGTCCTCCGACTGGTCTTGTGTTTTTACTCATAGTTAGTTCCTCTCTTTCTTTGTTGTTGTGAAATGATAAGCCGTACGTACGGCAAGTTACTTAAGATAGCCACACCCGATGAATGTAGCTGTAATATGGTCCTTCTCCTGGTGTTCCTATTGTTAGTCCATCCGAGCTGGTGTAATGACCAAACGAAACGTATCGGCTACCGCTCACTCCGCTTATATCCAGAGTAAATGTTCTTTCCGTTAGCGTGCCAAATCCACTTGTGATATTTATGTATCTGTCAAAAAGGTTTTGATTAGGATTTGTAGACGTTGGGGCCGATGTGGACGTAGCGATACGACTTTGATTATAGCCGGTTTTTGTGGATGACATAGTCACATTCAAAGTCGTAAAACCTGTAAGGTTTATTAAGTTGTTCGTTCTAACCGCGTTCCAATATCCACCTTTTAGCGTCACCATTCCTTGTTCAATCGTTATGACGGCGGGAACATTAGTTTGCCATCCAGACCCCTCTTGCCAAGTCTGATATGGAATGACCGTAAAACCAGTAGCTAACCCCCAACTACCACGATTATACAAATCGCCACTTCCAGGTACCCATCCCTCCCACGTACCTGTCACACCAAAAATGCTGATGCCTTTTTTAATATTGCCCGCGACAAGAGTACTGGCCCCCGGAATAGTCTGAGCACCGCTAAGAAACTGTCCAGCTGTTATTACCTGTTGTGAGGTACTGGGGGTAATCGTAGCAGCTCCTCTGGATGGAATAGTTCCCTGAACTGCTCGTCCAGCGTTGTTTGAGCTGAATGTGACAGTGGCTAACACCTGACCGGCCGTAGCAGTACCCCCAAGATTGGCGATTGTCTGTGTTCCACTTAGGTATTGTCCGGCGGCTAATGTTTGAGCCGATGTTCCAGGCGTTATGGTTGCTCCTGCCTTAGACGGGATCGTTCCGGTCAACTGAACGCCCGTGCTGTTAGTGAAGGTATATGGCGATAGTACGTGGCTTGCCAAGGCTGTCCCCGACCCTCTAATAATAGCTTTAATGTTTGTGGCCATTTGTGCAAAAGTTGCTGTTGCCGCCGTAATAACCCCTTGTAGAGTGATGGCTGCGGCAATCGTTGATTTTCCATCACTCACAGATTTTTTTAACTCTTCAAAACCCTCCTCAAGAGCAAGCACTCTAAGAGTTAAAGCTGTTATGGCATCCTCGTCCAGAATATCTCTTAGCGATAGGAACCAGTTGATGAACTCTGTCTTCTTTGCGTCGCTCCATTCCGTCCACTGACGTTCCCATTTAACGATAAGCGCATCGATGTTCATCGTCTCAAGGATGCCTGTTATGAATGGAGTAACGCTTGTTCCAACTCGGTTGGTAATATTGGCTTGGGTTATTGATGTGGCTCCGCGATTTACTCGAATGTCGCAAAGAGGATACTGGTGTAAGGTTGTAGTATTAGCCATTATTGGAGCCGCTGGTGTAGAGGACGGGGTTCCTTTAATAACTTTGAATTGATTTGCCCGGACTGATACATCCGAATCAATTTCCAATACGATAGTGTCTATTCGATCCTGTAAAACCTCGGATTGTGATAATGTTACAGGATATAACGAATCATTAAGTGTCCATGTATGGTCAAACCACGCCCGACCGAGGCCTATGTTAACCTGCATGCCTGTACCCGCGACCACCATCATAGCCGACCCAATAGACATGAACACACCGTCTTTGATTATCCCGTCAAATATGCTGGACATCTGAATAGCGTCGTATCGCCTGTCGCCGTTTAGCGAATTGTAAAATCCGAATGTGAAAGCCATTAATTTTATTCTCCTTTCTAAATACAGAAATGTTTTTGGGAATTTCTCCCCCGTGGTATTTTTCAGATTGCATTTTCGATTTAATTTGAAACGACGTTGAACGTAGGAACTATTGAGTTTCCGGTATTGTTAACCGAAAATATAACCTCATCGATTCTGGCACTGGCTTCAATTCCAAAACTGTTAGCCATCTGGATGGTATCACCCAGGAAAAAATCCCGATCAAATACGTACAACTGAGTGGTCTCAACATCCCCTTCAAATGACTGAATGTTGACGTACTCGGTCATCTTTGAGTTTCCCCTTTCGGCCAATAAAGCCTTGTATTCTTCTTCTGTGGGAGGGGTTTCATCCCCACCAACATTAGAGGAAATATCTCGGGCATCGATAAACATTTCCCTTCTTGCCAAATCGGATTCATCCGTACCAATAACGGTAGTACGACGATCGGCTCCTTCGTCTTCTCCAGCAACCAGACCAACATTCTTAAGTACCTTGCTACTCTCCAAATAGTTCATGTTAATGACGTTTTCGAAGAGAGGAGAGAAGACCACGTAAGGATTTGTTTCTTGCGCATACGAACGGTCGGCTCCAATGTAAAGGCTGAATACAAACTGATTACTATCGTTTAGGACGACTTTAAACCCGAGATTTCTATCGTCGCATAGTCCTTTTATTGCCTCGTACAGATTCGTTCCAGTGAACTGAGCACTGATTGTTAAACTCGTAATCCGAGAGTCAGTAGAGCTTTCAAATATAAAGCTCGAAATCTTACGATTACTAATAAGAGGGGATATTATGTTCTCGTTAAGTAATCGTTTAATAGCGTTTTGAAAGTTTCCGTTCAGTATCGTCTGAACCCAAATAATGCGCCGTTCCAAAATAGATTCCAATGACTTACCCCTAACAATCAGCTTGTCTCCATCGTCTATATCAGAAACGATTTCTCGTTCGTCAATGATCATTAGATGTTCGGACTCGGCCATCCAAAGATAATAATCTTGCTGTAAAATATCCAGGATTTCGGAATTAGCCAAAACGTAAAACTCGAAGTCTCCATAAGCACTGTATCGATCTGTCCAAATAAAGGATTCGTATGTGTCGATTATGTGTATTTGTTTAAATTCCCTGTTCAGGACAAATATGTTCATTCCTATACCCCCTCATAAACGGTCCGGTTTTCGATTCTGAAATAAAGATTTGTTGTTCCGTATTCTGCTTCGAAGGCGAAGATATTATCGCCCTTTGACAGCCTGAACCAATCAGAATCTCTACTGATAGCATTAAGAATATTTGTATAAACGCCATTCCGAAGAAGAGTTACCGATTTGTTTCCGGTAACCGTCGAAACGATTATGCTGTCACCAGCGATCATTCCTTTACCTGTTAATCTTGCCAGCTTGTCCGTATCGATAATAAATCTTTCACGAGTTTTGACATTGTAAATTGTTAAATGTCTGACTTCTCCGATTGCATCGATATACATTGTGATGCCAACTTCGGAATCTCCAGAATAGGTAATTAGTTCTTCCGAACGGAAAAGTATGCTACCCATGATGATTTCACGATTTGCTAAACTTTCATTTGAGAACGGGAATTCAAACATGGAGTAAACGCCAGAGAACGTTGTAACATTAAGCCCGTTAGGTCCTCCGTCGTAGAAGAACGGATACGGACAAATAAGCGATATCGAAGTGTGAACTTCGCTTGTAAAGATGACGGGTTCATTGGATTCAACGTACCCAACTATCTCGCCAATTCTGTTATCAGTTTCGATGATAAGAGTTAATGGTTTCTTAATCGGGAAGAATTTGTATGATTCGTGACGAATTTCTTCCACTGTTTTTTCACCATGAGCAAAGAACCGAAGACTCAACACGATGTTTCGTGAAGGAAGGCGAGAAGAGTTATAGATTCCTCCATCAGAAGTCACAATGTCGGTCGTTCGTATATCCGCTTTTTCCGGTCCGATACCAGTTATGTTATAAATAAGGAACCCAGATTTCTCCGGATTCCTTAAATCCATAACAAGCTCATCACCGGTATAGTTTATGATTTTTACATTGTGTATCATACTCCATCTACCAATCCTTTCAGTTGAGCAAATTGATTCTTCGTTTGTCTGTAAATCTCCAAACGGGTAAGGGCCTTAGGTGAGTAATTGTTCTGGGTGAAGGACATGCCTGTTGCTGTGGTTGCTTGTGACCCTACCGCATTAGCCGTGCTTGCAGTACCGCTCATTAGTGCTGAAATCCTATTGGCATTGTTTGCGATCGGACTGAGATCTTCCTTTGCCATCGTTCGCCGGAGTAAATCCATCCCATTTTGAACCTCAGACAGGTTGACCACGGGAGTGATGGTCGGTGACAAGTCAAGATCCTGCTCGATGGTGTCGGTGATAGTCGCGATCGCCTGTTTGATTCGGTCAATAGCCGTCGAACCCATATTGGTAGCTGATGATGCAACCTTGTCAGTCATACTGTCGAGACCGTTAACGAAACCTTCGCCTGTGAACGAACCTATTCGGTAGAATACTCTGGAGGGGGAGTGCTCGTCCAATTCATCCTCTATTGCTTCCCTGGCGGCTCTTGCCAATTTCCGGGCAATCTCAGCCGCCTTTTCAACCATACTGGCTATCCCATCAATAAACCCTTGAGCAGCATTTACACCTGCCTTCTTGTACTCATCGACGTTAGACGAGATTCCTTCTAAAGCTTTAGCCGTCACATCAACGCCTGCGGTATTGGCTATGGGGGCAGTCGATTCCAAATTGTTTGAGAAATCTGTGCCATCAATCTTACCAGCGTTTCCGTATTCTGGAGTATTAGAAGTGATTCCGTCCAAGGCTTTAGTCGTCACAGTGGTTCCAGCCGTATTAGCATCTGTATCGGTATTCATAAGGTTTGTCGCGAAGTCTTTTCCGAATGTTTTTCCTGCTGTAGCATACTCGTCGACATTAGATTTTAAACCGGCGATGGCTGCTGTGCCAACGTTCTTTGCTGATTTGTCAGCGTCGATGGATGTAGACTTCAAATAGTCAGAAAAGCCTATTCCAAAATCGCTTCCTAGCTTACCAAATACTCCTTTTTGACCTTCGAGACCTGTAATAACGGACGTTGCTATGGACGCACCAGTCTGTTTTCCCTTTTCTGTTCCTCTTGCATCGGCAACGGATAACTGCTCGTCAATAGGATCGGCGATAAAGTCATCGGTTGTAAGTTCGTCTTTTGCACCTTTCTTGACCCCACCGCCAGCTCCGGCACCAGCTTTTTCAGCAGTAGGAAGCACTTCGGTCTCTATGCCCTCAAGAGCTTGGATTAGTGCGTCGACCATTCCCTGCGTTCCTGCTTCCATACCGGTCTGCATTGCGTCGGTTATCTGCGATCCTAAAGACTCAAAGTTTAGTGCCGATTCGGTGCCTATCTGTTGCGCTTGAGCAAGTATCAGGGACATTGCTTCACCAACTGTAGTTGCTTCACTCAAACCGCCAGCCATAGCATCGACGAGGGCCTGACCTTCGAGGCCCATATACGGTTGGCCTTCGGCCACAGAGGCAACAAGAGCCTGAGTAGCTACGGCACCGCCAGCCTCCATTACGGTATTTAGTTCCTGTATCTGTTCGTCGGATGCTTCAACCAGGGCCTTTACTTCGGCTGCGGAATTTGGACCGGCGTTTCGTAATTCTTCAATAAGACCATCGTTAAGACCACGCTCAATCAATGTTCCGATGTTCTCTGTCCATTCGACTATCGCTAACTGGTTGTATTTAAGATTATCAATCATATCTTGAACACTTGTCTCGGTTTCTCTGTTTATACGACCGAAACGATCAGTAGCGATATCGGTGTAGGTTGTCAGTCGGCTCTCGATTGTTGTTAAAGCCTCATCAACTATACCGGTTATGTTTTTTAAAGTCTCCTCATTTTCTTTACCGACAAATGTTCTGGACAACGCGGCTTTAATACCTGCCCCCATCTTGTTTATGCCGGTTATTAGACCTTGTGCGTTAGCGACGCCAAGACTTTCAAATATCTTTGACGATCCACCCGAGACGTCGAATGCTTCGTACGCAGCCCGTATAACGCCATTTGCAAACTCTCTGGCAGCTTTCTCGGCCTCAGCGGATTCCTCTTCTTCTCCGGCAACCCAACCTTGTACCGTGTAGTTGCCTAACTTTTTAAATTCTTCGGAGGGCGAATGGATGCCCATGACTTCTTTAAACGCGTCGATTATGCCGCTTCCTAGATTCTCGCTGGCTTTCTTAGCGTCTTTTGCGCCATCAGATATTCCGCTGATTACACCATCATCGATGTACCCACCAAGTTTCTGAAAAACTCTTGAGGGGGAATGAGCGTCTATCGACTTTGAAAATCCTTCGATTATGCTGCTCCCAAGATTTTTAATAGCATTGACTGCCTCGGAAATCCTTCCTATTATGCCGTTTATCAGACCGACTACGATGTTATTACCAAGCGTGTCGAAGACGTCTGACGGCGAATGGATTCCAAGCATATTTTTAAAGTTGTCGATTAAAGATTTAGCCAACTCTTTTACGGCGTTTATAACTTTCGTAACTCCCGCCGATATTCCTCCGGTTAATCCTTCTATGATAGCAAGAGCTAAGTTGGCGATGGCCTCTCCGAGTAAAGGCGTGTTTTCACGAATCGCATCGGCCAAACCGTTTAGGAAGTTAATTATCATCTTAAAACCGGCGTCTACCAGCCTGACTGTTTGCTCGGCTAAAGAGTTTATAAACGCTATCACAATATCCACAGCGGCTTGCACTATACCGGGAATACCGGAAGCAATGCCCTTCAAAAACTCTTGTATTATTTTTAGGGTTACTTCTACTACTTTCGCAATGTTATTAGCTATACCATCAATTAATCCTATTAAAAGTTTTAATCCGGTATCAATCAACTTCGGTAGGTAGGAGAGAAGAGTGTCTATCATTTTACAAACAAACACAAATATAGCGTCAACAAGTAGCGGTACTAAATCGACAAAGACCTGAATTAGTCCCATGACCAACGCAGTTATGGACGCCATAATAATAGGAACACCGTTAGCAATAACTTGTATAAACCGTAATATTCCTTCACCTAAGGCATCGACAGCCATTGGTATCAAATTAATAATAGC